TCTGGTATAAATTTATCAAGTATGTTTGCTAAACCAGTTATCATTCTAGTTAAAGTTTGAACAATACTTTGTCCTGCTTTAGATTTTTCAAAAAATAAAGTTATATTTTCTCCTAAAGTATCAAAAGCACCAGATAAACCTCCTGCCGCACCTTTACCAGCACCACCAACTTGTCCTTCAAGAGCATCAAGTATCATTCTTTGTGCTTCAGCTTGACGACCTGTCATAGCCATAACTTTTATTTGTTCTTTTTGTTGTTCACTAAAAGATACACCAACTCTACGCAAAGCAGATAAACCAGTGACTGGGTCTTCTAATGCTTTACCTAATTGTAATGCCGCAGTTTTCATACTTCCGAAACCTACTGCCGCAAGGTCTTGTGTTAATTCTAAAGTTCTACCGAATGCTTCTCCTGATATTTCTTTAAAAGTTAATAGAACTCCAGCCGCATCTCTTGCACCTTGAACACTTGCTAAAGTACCTCTACCGATAGCAACTGCCATGTTTTCAATATCAACACCAGTTTGACCTGCCGCACTTCCTGTTGCTTTTAAAAGTGCTTGAATTTTTAATTGTTGTGATTCAAAATTTGCACCTGCTCTTATAAGTTTTACAAAAGCCGCACCAACTGCAACTAATCCTGCTGTAAGGGCAAGTCCTGCTATACTTACTCTACCCATAATAGCACCTATAGAAGTAATCCTACCAGCTACTGGACCAAGTGGACCTTGTACTGCCGCAATAGAACCTGATAGGTTCCTCATAGATTCTTGTAATTTTTTATTACCTTTACTAGATACAGAAGTTTGTTTTTGAAATTTTTTTAAGGATTGTGAACCCTTATCTAAATTTGATTTAAACTTTTGTGCATTTGCTACTAGCTCTACTCTAATTGTTGCTAAATTTGATGCCATAATATTAATCTGGGAACTGTTTCATTAGTTCCTCTAGTTCGTTTCTTTGAGTTGGTTGTTTTTCTTTACCACCACCTTTGGACATTTTCCACCCATGAAGTGCTGACATAAATTCTGTTATTGATAAATCCCAAAATACTTTTGGGGAGAATCTTAATACACCAAGACCTATTTCTAGGTATTGCTGGATTGGGTATCTTTCTGCTCGTTCTCCCCCTCTACTAAAGGGGAATCATCTTCTTTTTTATTTGTACCAGTAAATATTGTTGTTAAAAGTTCTGATGCTAATTTTGCAGTTTCCATAAGTCCAGTTTGAATTACCATTTCTCCTACTGCACCTTGAACAAACTTACCACCAGCACCTGTTAAACCCTCGTGTAATACTATAACTAAATCTTTCATAGAGTATTTAGTTAAAGCAAGATCGTGGGTAATATCCATTATTGATCTACCAGTTCTTGATTCTATATTTACTATTGATTCAAAGGTAAGTCGGAAAGTTCTTTCTTTATCTCCCAACTTACCCTTGATTTCGCCTTTATACTGATTCGCCATCGGTGTCCTTTTCTATTAATTGTTCTATTATTGTTTTTTCTTTTGGTTCAGATTTTTTAAGTTTTTTCATAGTTTTACTTGCTCTTACTATATCACTTGTATTTGGATTTTCACAAGTTATCTCTGCTCTACTTGTATAAATCTGAACTTTTTGAACAATTAATTCATCAACACCGACTACTATTTTATCATAGGGTTTAATAGGAATATCACTTCTTGTTTCAACAGTTATTACTCCCTTTCTAGTGACCTTGTAAAAACCATTATAGGACTCGCCTTGAAATTTTATTTCTACCACTTTAAACCCATCTGTATATTCCATTTTATATTCCTTTACTAATTACGCATTAGTATAAGTCATAGTACCACTTGATTCAAGAGTTAATGAATAAGTTTCTTCTCCATTATATTCTCCTGCTCTTTCGTAAGATGTAATTATAAATGCACCTTTTACTGATGATGTATCAGCAAAAACTAAATCGTAATTAACTGCATCTCCTGTAAATGCTGATCCTCTTGTAGTATTTTCTGAAGCAGTATCTGTGAAAACACCACTTGCTGTTATTGACATACTTCTAATACCACCATTAGCTAATAAAACTCTACCAATATCATTTCCTGATGCTCCATCAAATGTAGCTGATTCTTTTGTAGTCACATCTACTGTTTCTCCATTAATAGACATTGATGTACTTCTCATTCCACCTAATGTCACTGCTGTTCCTGTACTATTATCTTTCAATAAAAATGCTGAACCTTTTAATGCCGCCATATTATTTCTCCTTATTTATTTTAATAATTGTTTATATTTAATTTGTCAATACAAAGACTCTAAATCTTTGTACTCCATGTGTTGTAAGTCCATCAGGTTCTTTTATAATGTCTGAAAATTCAAACCTCATATTATTACTGGCACCTGAAACTGATAAACTTGATTCATGTAATACATCATATATTAATGACATAATTTCTTTTATTTCCTTACTTCCTCTATATCTAGAGAATGTATGAACAATTAGGGTAAAATCACTTCCCTTTTTGTCTTTCGTACCATCATCTACCATTGTTTGGTCGCCGACCTTAACATAAGGAAATGATGTTCCCTCTGGAACAAAATCGTAAATATTATTTCCACCTAACTTTGTTGTAAGTGGATTATTGCCTATCAAGGCATTATAAACTGTCGTTTGTAATTCAACTGAATAATTACTCATTTTACAAACTCCTCAATTTTTTTTACTACTCTTTTAAATGTTGCTTCTGTTATAGGTTTTTTACTTTTTTCAAAAGCTGGTAGCATAAATGGTCTTGGTTCCATTTTACTTGTACCATATTCTAAAAAAGCTGAATAATTCGCATTACTTTCAACATTAGTAATATTTTTGCTTTTTTGTTTTACAATAATTTTACTAACTAAATTTCCTGTATCACTTGCTGGTGCTTCGCCTGGAGCAGATGCTCTATGTGTTCTTCTAGGATTATATTTTTCATATACTATTCCTGATTTAGCACCTGATTGAATAGACTTAACAGCTTCTCCTCTAATTAGTTGTGCACCACCTTTTACTATTTCTTGAAAGTCAGGTTCAAGTTGTTTGTTCAATTTACTTAACTGACCCATAACTTTTTTTAAATTTTTTACTTTAAGTGTGACTTCCATTATGTACCTACATTTTCAATAGCTTCAATAGTGATATAATTTTTAAAATCATTTTGATCATTTATTTTTATTATATCAAAAGTTCTTGTACCAAATAAGATACGCATAGCAGTAGTAATACCATCTCTATATCTAATTAAAAATTCGTATGTATGTGGATTCTCAACTTGTCTTCCTGTTTTATCAGAAAATATTTGTTTGCCACTTTTTGGTGTCATTTTAGCAAACGCAGTAATATGAGTTGATCTTCCTGTTGTATAACCACCTATATTATCAGTAGTTAAATTTGTATTTTGTATTGTAATTTTATTTCTTAACTTTCCTATATTAGATACACTTGGCACTTTATCCTCCTAATATATTATTCAATCTTATAACTCTATATGGTTGTAATAATTGACCTACTGTATAAGGAATAGAATTAACACCCATTGATGTGACCATCTCTCTATTCTCGTATAAATGAGTTGTAAGTAATTTAATTGCTTGAATTATTGGTGTTGGTACATCACTTGCGTTAGCACCATAACCAGCAACATATTGTACTTCATAAGCATTAGCTTGTCTTAATTCTGTTAATGTTGGCCAACTAACTCCATTCTTTAAAACCACTCTAGCAGAAGATGAATCAACATCAGAAAAATAATTACTTGCCGCAAAAGTTGAAGCAGTATTATCGTTAGCATAATATTTTACATGTGTAATACTAGCCACTGGTGGTTTAGGGAGAACTATATAATCAGCACTAACATTTAAATCAGGTGCAGTATAAACACCCTCCCTCAAATTTTCATCTCTGTAATAAGGTAATCTATCTAAAAATAATTGTAAGGTTTGTTGAGTGATTGCTCTACCAGTATATTCTTCTACATTATTTTGTGCAACTTTTATAAGTTCACCAATTAATGTATCATCATCATTAAAATCTACTCTCATAAAAGATTTTTGTTCTGATGTAGCTACTGCACTGGTTGTCCAAGCTGTATGTACTTTTAATCCACTCATTTTAATTCCTTATTTTTTTTTACCAAATATTTTTTTAACAATACCTTTTGATTTTTTTTCCATTTTAGTCACAACTTTTTTTGTAGTTTCTACCACAGATTTTTCAGCACTACCATCGTTTAAAAGTATAGTTGCTATATTCATTCTATTTGTCATATCATAAACTTCACCACTTCTATAAATCATAGTAGTAGAACCCTCGGCATTACCACTTGCTTTTACTGTTGCTTTCATTTTTATTTTCATAACTATTCCTCCTTATAAATTTTGTAAGAGTAAGGGAAGTTCCACTCTCGCTTTCCTCCCCTTACAATATAACCTACGAATGTAGATTAATTTTATTATGCGTTTGCATCAGAAGTCACAGGTGCACTTCTTGGTGTACCTTTTGCAACTACTGCCCCATAGATTGAACCATTAGAGTGCGTTCCAACAATATCAATAACTACTCTGATATATCTTTTGCCTCCAACATAACCAATCCCATAAGTTTTGCTCATTTCTCCATCTGCATCTATCGTCATAAAAGTTCCTGATGAATCAACAGTTCCGCCAGTCACATCTGTATTAGAAGTGACATCTGTGAAAGTTGAATTGTCATCAGAATGCTCTATCTGAAGATTTGTTTTTACAGTTGAACTAAATGTATCGCCATTAGTACCACAATTAACAATCAATGCCGCAGAACTGAAACCTTTAAGGTCTATACCAGTTCCATTGACATCAGCTGTTTTAACAATAGGTGCTAACGAAGTTTCTAATTTAATATTATTTTTTAAATCAAACATTTTCTATATCCTCCCTATTATTATGTTGTAATTGTTGTAAGAGCTTCTGGTAATATTACTTGACCACCAACTCTTCTTCTTGCTAGGTATCTAACATTTCCACTTGCGGCTTGAGTAAATGGATCTCTCATAATTGAAAGATTTACTCTGTCCACGATCATATAACCTCTTCTGAAGTCACCGAATAAAACTGGTTTTGCTCCACCAGCAACATCAGGCATA